GGTAGGCTTCCTGCTATCACGGAGTAAGTGATGGCCGTTGAATCGCTAGTATTCGCTTCTAGTTGAAGCGAAAATGATGCTTGTTCATCGATAGTTGCAATTTTACCTGCCGTGGTTGTCCACACTGGTGTTGCCATTAAAACTTACTCCTTACAAGGGTATTTATTGGCGATTACCGGCTATTATTCTGTGTACGAATCCAGTGTTCTAGTTGCTGTCGGAGGCCTTCACGTGTGATCTTGTCCTGCTCACGTCGTATTGCCTCCTCCAAGCGTTTGATCTCGGAATGTGCAGACTTATGCCTATTACGGTCGTTGTAACGTTTCCTCATTGTTCCTTGTTAAGGATTATGTGTGTTATCTATTACGATTCGTCGTAGAATGGAATAACTCTCATAGTTCCACCAATTTTCACTTTGATGTAACCTGTTGGTTGTCCTGGTAATGCGTTGGCACCACCCGCTGATCCCACAGTCGTTTGTGTGGCAGTCAATAGATCTATCACACCTGTTCCAGAAGTTCCTATCTGTAAATCTGCGTTCGAGGCGTTTGAACTTATCGTGTTATCTGTTATTGTCACACCATCCAACGTTGCTGAACCAGGTACTGTTATATTACCATTAAAAATGGCATTGGCACCGTCTCCTGTCAACATTGTTGTTGATCCTGATTGGATCAAAAGGTTTCCACCTGCGTATGTGAAGAGACCAAATTGGTTTCCATCGTATTGGAAGATAATATCCTTGCCACCAGCGTCTAATATTATATCTGATGAAGCATCAAATATTATATCACCTGTTCTTGATACTGTGCTTGACATCAATTCAACCTTGCCTGATCCGTTGGCACCTAGTTGTAGGTTCGAGTTGGAAACAGTTGTTGCGATTTTGTTGTCATTGATCTGTATGTTGCCGTCAACTTTTAAATTGTTTACCGCTACAAGTCCTGTGCCAGCCGTGGCCAAAGTCAGGTCAGCGTTTGAAGGTGCTGTTATCGTTGATCCGTCAATAGTTAGGTCTCCTGTGTCACCAGATGCCAACACTTGTGCGTCAACGTATGCCTTGGTTGCGGCATCCTGTGTCGCTGTTGGATCTGCCAGGTTGTTGATTTTAAGACTGTTTACATTGATGTTTCCAGTACCCTGAGTGGATATGGATATGTCACCATTTGATGTGTCGTTCTGTATTGCATCTGCCCTCACAGTTACGGCCTCCATCAATGTGAAGTTGGCCTCAGCGGCAGTCAGTATCCCACCCGCTGACACGTTCTGTCCCGCGGCCGGTGAAAGTGTTATACCACCTGTTGTTGCAGAAATTGTGTTGCCATCTAATCTAAGGTTGTCGATGTTCAGTTGTCCTGTTGTCGTCTGTGTACCAGTGGCCGTGATCGGACCAGTCAACACGATTGCTCCTGTTCCTGCGGGATCAATGTTGATATCACCGTTTGTGTCCGTTGAAATCGTTCCGTCTGCCGATATGTTCAAGTCACCGACGTTGAGAGTGCCTGTTGTCAGTGATCCAGAGATTGTCTGGTTTCCAGTTGTGGCTATGTCTGCCGTGTTCAACGTTCCTACCACTGTTGCGTTCGCTAATATTTTCGTTTGTCCTGAGCCACTGCCGTCTAATTCTAGATCTGCGTCTGAGGCGTTGGCTTTGATTGTGTTGTCATCTATTGTTACACCATCAATTGCTATTGCTCCAGTCATTGTTGCCGCGTTGATGGTTGGGTTAGTTAAAACTTTGTTGGTCAGTGTTTGAGATCCTGTAAGTGTAGCAACAGTTGAATCAATATTAAGTGTGACTGTTTGACTACCTGCCACTGATGTCAATCCTGTTCCACCAGCAATAGTTAGTGATTGTGAATCTAAATCAACTGCACCTGTGCCAGAATCACCTGCGACATCTAGATCACTTGCTGTGACCTGTGCGTCTACGTAAGCCTTGATCGACTGTTGCGTAGCAAGTTGCGTGGCACTGTTTGTTGCCATGTTGTCTTCGTCCAAGATGCCTGTCACAGTTGCTCCTGTAGCCAGTGCCAATGACGTGCCTATTGCCACAGTGCTTCCAAGAGTGGTTGCACCTGCAACGTTGAGTGTTCCTGTGGTTTGAATATTTTCCGCTATGGTAATCTGAGTAGAGTCATCAGAACTCATTGTTGTTCCAACGAATTTAACAGCACCTAGTTTGATGCCACCTGTGCCGTTTGGAGTGACTGTGATGTCACCATTTGTCACACCTGTTGTGATAGCGAATGTGTTTACATCGAGGTTTGCGTCAAGAGTGTTTATGTCGTTGTCTGTACCGTATAATTCTACGAAATTGTCATTAATTTTGTCAAATGCTGTTCTTAACGGATCACCTGTTCCGTCGTTTGCACTTGATCCAATGTTGATGTTCTGTCTAGCCATACTTTATATTAATCCTTTTTGTTATGGGTATTTATTGTAAATTCTATAAACCTAATGTAATTATTATAGGTCTATCAGTGTTCTTTGGAATTTGAACACAGTGCTATCACTGGTAATATTTGTTGCCAACAACCTTACATTGCCGTTATTGACGTCTGCTGTGAACGTGCAAAGAGGATCTGTGTATGAAGTGGTTGATCCAAACACAGTCAGGTAGGCTTCTATGGTGCTGTCCGCACTTGGACCGTGTACCAGGTTTGCCTCCACTATTTCAAATCTACTGTTTGTGGCATCTGATATGGATATGAAGTATTTCGCACTCCTGTAAGTGCCTGAAGCAAATGAATCTATTTGTGTTGTGGCGGATGATGCCACTGTTGTGCTATTGTCATTGATGTCTGAGTGGTTCAATGTCGCAGTTGCTGTGGCGAAACCTAGGTTGCCACTTCCGTCCGTCTTCAACAGTTGGTTGGCACTACCATCTGATGTTGGAAATTTGAAACCACTTACCGAAACTGTGCCTGAGCCATTGCCTGATAGTTCTAGATTGGCATTTGACGCATTGGTTGAGATTGTGTTGTCCGTTATTGTCACCCCATCTATCACCATAGAACCGTTGACTGTCAATGTCGTAAAGGTTCCAGCGGCAGGCGTTGTGCCACCGATCACAGTGTCGTCTATTGCTCCACCATTGACGTCCGCGTTGGCGATGATTACACTGCCTGTGCCCGATGCTGAAAGCACTAGGTCCGAGTTGGATTGTGTTGTCGTGATCTCGTTGTCTGTGATAGAGATTTGGTCATCTATAACAATTTTAGTTGCCGTCACTGATCCTGTGCCACTGGGTGCCAGCACTAGGTCATCATTGCTACGATTGGCTGAAATGTTGTTGCCACTCACTGTTATATCACCAGAGAACAACGGAGATTCATACAATTCAGTGAACATGGTGTTCACATTTTGCATGGCGCTTCTCAGAGTCTGTCCATCACCTGTGTTGGCGTTTGTGCCCACGTTTAAATCTATTCTTGCCATTGTTATACCTTGATAGGTCTCCTCACAAATTTTATTACCTGGTTGTTATCGTTATTTACTGTTCCTCGCAATCTTAAGTTGCCGCCCGAAACATCTGCTGAGATATCCACTGAATCGTATATGGATGATCCATCTCCTGCACCATTCGATGCCCCACCTGTGATGCTGATGTATGCAGTTGAACCGTCGTGTGTGACGTTTGCGTCCACCAGTTTATACCTGTCTGCGGTCGCGTCAGAGATCTGTATGTGATACTTGGCACCCCTGTATGTGGATGTGCTGAAAGAATCTATGGTCTGTGTTGCGGAGTTTCCGGTCAGGGTCGCTGTGCCATCGTCGATCAGGGTAGAATCAAACAGGATAGGTGATGTGAAGAATGACAGTTGTCCACTGCCGTCAGTCTGTAACACCTGGCCTGCAGTTCCACCTGAATTGGGAAGTGATATACCATTCATGTGAACATTTCCAGTACCACTCGCTTTCAATTCTAGATCGCTGTTGGATGCGTTGGCAGATATCGTGTTGTCATTCACAGTGACTCCGTCGATGACCAATGCTGAGTTGTTGTAATCGAGTGTTGAGAAAGTGGCCGCCGCCGGTGTGCTGGCACCTATGACCGTGCCGTCTATGGCTCCACCATTTATGTCTGCAACGGCAGTCTGTATAGTGCCCGTTCCTGATGCTGTGAGAACCATGTCTGCGTTAGAGGTGTTGGTCCTTATCTCATTGTCTGACATCCTGATCGTGCTGTCTATCGTGAGATCTGATATCTTCACTGTGCCTGTTCCGTTGCCCGACAAAACTATGTCTGAGTTAGAAAGTGTTGTGCTGATGTTGTTGCCTATGAAGTGAATCTGTGATTCTGCCGAACTTGTGGCGTACAACTCCGTGAAGTTGTTGTTGATCTTTATACCGGCTCCCCTGATGGTATCGCCCGTGCCGTCATCCGCCTGCACTCCGATGTTGATTACTTCCTGGGCCATTTATTATCCTGCCGAAACTTTAAGAGTACCTGAACTGTTCCATAACTGACCTGCGTTGCTTGGATCACTAGTTGGCAGGTTTGCCATCATAATTTTAACCGGTGTTATAGCGACCGCACCTGTACCATTTGCTGAAAGGGTAAGGTCTGCATTGGTTGTCAACGTTGACAAAGTGGTGTCTGTAAAGAGCACTTTGTCGATC